TGATTCAGGTTCTGGTGGCGGTGGATCAGATGCAGCTTCAGATGCTGGAGATTCAAGTGGAACTGGAGGAACATAATGATAAAGAATATGGGAGAATAACATGGCAATGTATAGAGGGTTTAGCACACTACAAGGAAACTTTAATACTACAAAAATAACAGATTCTGATTTACTAAAAAGAGACTTATTAAACAGTTTTGCAATTCGTAAAGGTGAGAAGGTTGGTCGTCCAGATTTTGGAAGCAATATATTAGATTTAATTATGGAGCCATTAACTGCTGAAGTAAAGAACTTGTTACTCGAAGAAGTTACTAGTACTATTGCACAAGATCCTAGGATAAGTTTACAACATTTAGTTATAGACGAATATGAGAACGGACTACAAGCACAAATAGAATTACTTTATGTACAGAGTAACCAGTCTGAGAAACTTGTAGTAAATTTTGACAGACAAGACGGAACGATCAATTAATATAATGTTAGCAGTTTATAAGTCAAATAAATACACTGTAAGGAATTAAAGATGTCACACACAACTAGATCAAGCAATTTATTCGCAGCACAAGATTGGACTAAAGTCTATCAGTCGTTTAAGGAAATTGACTTTCAAAGTTATGATTTCCAAACTATTCGTAAGTCTATGGTCGACTATCTTCGTAACTTCTATCCAGAGGATTTTAACGACTATATCGAAAGCAGTGAATATATTGCACTAATAGATCTTATTGCTTATATTGCACAGAGTGTAAATTTCAGAACAGATTTAAATGCTAGAGAGAATTTTTTAGAAACTGCAGAACGTAGAGATAGTATACTACGTCTTGCCAAGATGTTAAATTACTTTCCTAAGAGAAGTCAGATTTCACGAGGATTGTTAAAAGTTGACAGTGTTAGTACAACAGAAATTTTATCAGATAGCAACGGCAATAGTCTTGATAACCTAGAGGTATTCTGGGGAGATGAAACAAACCCAGACTTCCTAGAACAATTTACAACAATTATGAATGCCGCAATGGTTAAAACTCAGAGATATGGCAATCCTGCACTGAGTAGTACAGTTGGCGGAATAGCAACACAAGAATACAATTTAAGTATTGTTCCAAATACTGTTCCAGTATTTGATTTTAGAAGTACAGTCAGCACACAAGAGTTTCCTTTTGAACTTGTTAATGGAACCTACAGTGGCACAGACTATCTATATGAAGTTTCACCAAAACCAAACAGTACTATAAATGCAATTTATAGGAATGATAGCAAAGGTTTTAATAGTGTTAATACTGGTTTTTTCTTTTATTTTAAACAAGGAAGATTGCAAACATTAGATTTTAATGTAAATGAAGCATTGCCTAATAGAGTAGTTGAAGTTGATGTTACTGGTATAGATAACAATGATGTTTGGCTATACGAATTAGATTCAAACGGAGCAGAAACAACATTGTGGACAAAAGTACCAGCGATTAGTGGAAATAATGTTATATTTAATAGTTTAAATCAAAACACTAAAACACTTTACAGTGTACAAAGTAGAAGTGCTGATAGAGTTAGTTTAGTTTTTGGAGATGGTGTATTCTCAAATATACCAACAGGAAACTTTAGAATTTATTTTAGAGTTGGTAACGGATTTACATATAAGATTTCACCACAAGATATGAGTGATGTTTCTATTACTGTTCCTTATGTAAGTCATAGTAGTCAAGTTGAAACACTAACAGTTAATATGAGTTTAAAACAGACTATTGCAAATTCTAGTGCTAGAGAAAACTTAAATGATGTTAAGCAAAGAGCTCAACAACAATATTATACACAGAATCGTATGGTTACTGCTGAAGATTATCAGATTTTTCCGTTTACAAGTTTTAATAATATTATTAAGAGTAAAGCAGTTAATAGAACTTCAAGTGGTATTAGTAGGTACTTAGATGTCAGAGATACCACAGGAAAATATAGTTCAACTAATATTGTAGCAGAAGACGGAATCTTTTATAAAGATAGTACAAGACCTACATTTAACTTTACGTTTGTTACTGATAGTGATATTAGTAATACGTTATCTAGAAACGTGGAAACTGTAATGCAAGCAAATCCACTGTATCATTTTTTCTTAGACAACTACTTAAGAATTGACGAGACTGGGTTAGGAATTACCTGGAGCCAAACTTCGATAGGCACTGGTGTATGTACTGGATTTATGACAAATATCGATAGTAGTCCTCAAAAAGTTAGTTTTTATACAAGTAACAATCTTAAATACTTTAAAGAAGGGTCTCTTGCTAAATTTACTGCACCAACAGGATTTGTATTTGATGTTAATAATACTCTTATTGCAACAGGTACTAGTAATTTAAATACTAAAACTTATATATGGGCAAGTTGTAGTAACTTAATAGAAGACGGGACTAATCAAGGAGCAGGTGACTTAGATAGTGGATTAGGTCCAGTAACACTCAGTGAGGTTATTCCTAGTAATGCAATACTTGATAGCGTAGTTTATCCATGGAATACATCATTTACAACTACAGTAAGGCAACAGATTATTGCTAACGTCGGTGATTATAAAACCTTTGGTTTAAGATACGACATTGACACTCAAGCATGGGCGATTATTAACGGAACTAACTTAGACCAAAGTACAACGTTTAGTACACTTTATAGTGGCGACATATCATCAACAAATTTAGATGCTAGTTGGTTGTTCTTGTTTACTAACGACGGAGAAACATATACAGTAACGTATAGAAGTTTAGAGTACATATTTGAAAGTTATTTAGAAACAAGATTTTATTTTGATAAAGATCTTAAAATATTTGATCCTAGAACTGCTAAAACTATTAAAGATAAGATCGTTATGTTAAAAGTTAATAGTATACCGGATGGCAGTACTAGTTTTGGACAAAACTATATTATGAATATCGACAATACAGTTGTAGAAGATGATGGATTTGTTCTAAGCGAAAGAATTAAAGTAACGTTCCCGGATCAAGACAGTGACGGTGTCATTGATGACCCAGATGTTTTTGATGTGGTAGTAGCACCTCTTACAAATAGTAGTACGAAGGTTGTTTTTTATAAGACTTATTTAGATAACAGTGGCTATACTAGATTCGAGCCAGTCCCAAATACTAGTGTGCAAACTTCATTTACAACTTTAACTTTAATCGAAGGAGTTAAGACAACATATGCTGATGGACAGATATTTTATGCAAGCACTACAGGGTTATTTTATGTTTTAAGCACTAATAGTAGCAGTGTTAAAACATTAACACAGACTACAGATTATATAACTAAAATTGGAAGAAGTGAGTTATTGTTCCAATATACACACAATGCACCTAATAACAGACGTATTGACCCAAGTCCTAGTAATATTATTGATTTGTATCTGTTAACAACAACATATAATACAGACTATAGAAACTGGGTAACTGACGTTACAGGGTCAGTTACAAAACCTGCAAAGCCAGGCACAAATGAATTACGTGATGCTTATGGAAGTTTAGAAACAAGTAAAAGTGTTAGTGATGCCATAATCTTTAACAGTGTTAGTTATAGACCTTTATTTGGAGATAAGGCGGATAGTGAATTGCAAGCAACATTTAAGATTGTTAAGAATTTAAGTACTTTAGTGAGTGATAACGAAATAAAAGCAAGAGTAGTTCAAGAAGTTAATAATTATTTTAGTATAGATAATTGGGATTTTGGAGATACTTTTTATTTTAGTGAACTAAGTGCATATTTACATAATTCACTAGCACCTGATGTGTTAAGTGTTGTAGTAGTACCTAAGGTATCTACAAGTAGTTTTGGAAGTTTGTATCAAATAAGTAGTTCAAGAGACGAAATTTTTATTAGTTCAGCAACAGTAAATGACGTTGAAGTGATTGATGTAATTACTGCAGCACAGTTAGGCGCTTCTGGCGTAGTTGTTAATAGCACAGCTGATATTACGACATTAGAAAGTGTAAGTAGCACAGGTACTGCTAGTGCAGTAACAACTGTATCAAATGCTACTACAGTTAGTTCAAGTGGAGCAAGTAGTTCGAGTAGTTCGAGTAGTGCAAGTAGTTCAAGCAGTTCTAGTAGTTCTAGTAGTTC